CAATTTTAGATATTTTTATAGTTTAATATATACCAATATCTGCGTTGTACATACTTGACGTCACTTTTTTTAATTTATTTGAAATTAATAGATCTCTTTATATAGCCCCTGTTTTAGTCCCCGTTTTTTAATATCGGGGACTATATTTATTGCAAAGATAAAGAAAAAAATTAGATTAAAAACAAGGAAACAACCTAAATGCACAACGATATCACCCTTGCCAACACGACAAAGGGTATCAGTCTATAAATGAACCTCTCTATACGTTCCATCGCATCACAGCAAGTAAACGGCAGAAATACCAGTGAGGCACATCATCAGCCTGCTCAAGCAATATGTTCAACTTATCTTCTTCCATATTCTGTTAACATAAAAAAAGCGGTAAAACCCGTTGGGAATTACCGCTTAAAATTTATATAGTGTTTTCTATTTATGTTCTTCATTCACTTCATTCGATTTGTCATTTGCCAAAAAATGTCCCCGCAAAACAATTAATCCGAGTCCAATTATATTCACGGTTGTAGTAGAAAGAATAGTTATCATTATAGGATCTGGGATACGTATACTAAAATAAGATTTAATCGCTGGTATTGATACATAACTTGCTAGCACAATGCATAGAACTATAAAAAGATATAAGGCAATTACTCTCAAAGACCACTTTTCAAGTCTTCTTCTTGCCTTTGTATTTTCAACTATACGATGTAGATGAATCAGCTCTTTGCTTTTTTTTATATTTCCATCGGTTGTTTCTGATTCCAGTAAGGATTTAACTGTGTCAAGAATATTTAAATCTTTCTTTTTCTCTTTAAACGGCTCTGAAAAGAAAAATTTAATCCAATATGGAATATAATATCCTAAATGGATTAAATAGTGATACCATTTAATAGGTTTACCTTTCCCGAATATAGAATCAAAAATACTGGGTCCATCATTTGATCCATTCATTGTTTTATTCTATTTTTAGGTTCTAGAAAATAGTTTTTAATCAATTCCTTGGGAATGGGTGTATTCCATTTGTTTTGTCCACAAATATCCCCCTTGTCGTTTTTTATGTATAGCGTATCATACCAAGGAGAGCCTTCTTGATGCGACCATTGGGTTAATGACAATGCACTCATATTATACATTGCATTAACCGCAGTTTTTACGAGTTCCAATGCCTTGGAATGTTTATTAAATTCGTATAATACGTCTTTGGGAAAAGAAGTAATAATCTCATCAGGATTTATTTTCTTATTTACAATAGGAAAGACCGGGCCATAAGGCCATACTTTCGGAGAATCGTCTTTAAACAACAAGTTATTGGTCTCGGCATAGTACACACCATATACATAGAACAAAATCTTATTTATCTGAGTCTTGTTCAACCGAACCATATGCAACTTTTGGGCTGCATACTGAATCAATCGTGCGTAATCTGTACTTTTCAATTCCATATCATAAATATATAAAAATCCCATGAATATAACATATAAAATAAACTATATGTTTACCCATGAGAAAACAATCTTTGTAACACATTTAATTGTGTGTGTGCTATATTAATGTTGCAAATATATATAAAACCATTTATATAACAATAAACAATGGCAACCATTAACATTTGCAATGCAACTAATTGTTAATTTACAAATATACTATTTTAGCGGTAATTCCAACAAGTCAAAGAACGCTTCTGTTCGATTATTATTTTTCCAGTCCCTTTCTGCAATGTTCACATAAGAACTTCTTGGCAACAGGGAACATCTTCTGCCCCACATATCCGCTAAGATACTGCGCTTCCTCACCATAGGGATCAATCCCGAAAGCCTTGGAGATATGCCGGCACAAATGACCTTTTTCGTGATCCCACGAATTTTGAAACTCTTCGGGAGTGGAGGTTAGTGAGATAACCATTACTGTTTCTCTTCTCCTGTAGTCCGAATAGGTTAGACCGGTATTCATTCTGCCTTCAGTCAGATTGCGATACGCACGCTTGAGGGAATCCCCCCTGCATCCTATACGGTACAGGTCCATAATGATCCGGTTCGCCCAATAGGTGTGTACCGCATAATACACTTTGACGTGCCAGTCCCCATATTTTGGTATGTAGAACTCCTGAACAATCATATCACATCCGACCAGATTACAGGAATCCCTTTACCTATACAGGTGGCAAAGAACTCGTCAAACGCCCTGCAAGGATCGCCATCAATATCATCAAGGTAGCATTTTATATGCTTGCACAAATGTGCCTCGTCAACCAATGATTTTTTATAGAAATCCGCTTTCAGCATGTTTGCGACATAAGCAACGTCATAACCCTTGTCGTGCTCGATGGTAATTCCGTTCGCTTTCAGCATATCGTCCACTTCGTCTTTGCTCCACGGCTCCAACTTTTTTTCTTTACCCGTGGTTTCGTCTTTCACTTTCATTTTTGAGACGGCCCATTCATAAAGTTTCTTGCTGAAATGAAAGCCGTATGCTTCCAGATATTCCCTCATGCCAGATGGGAATCTGCTGTATGTATCCAATCTCTGTTCCATAACCTTTGTTTAAAAAGAGGGGCATTCCACCCCTCCACCATTAATAAAACTCACCGTTGGCGCGTCTGCGTCTGCGTTCTCCCATGTCATCCATGCGGGGATATTCAGGGAAATAGCCGGGATACCTGCGTTCTCCCATACCTGATCCTGAATAATTTCTTCCGCCATCACGGAAGCCCATGTCTCCATGAATCTCTCTCATGGCCTTTTCGTAACCGTGGCGGCAGCCTTCCTTGTAGGCTTCTTCCACCTCGTCACCTCTCATTCCGAAGCCGCGTCCGTAATCGTCACGCCCTTCTTCTAATATTTCCCACATTCCCATAATCATTTCTTTGTTTTGGATGTTTCAACCACTCCGAGCTGTTCCATAAGCCGTTTGTTCAATTCCATAAGGTCAGACATGTTCTTGCTCATTTCCGACATTTGCCCTTTCAGAGAGGATATTTCCTGCTCCTGACGTTGTTTCTCGGCAAATTCAGGGTTCAAGAGCGTAAGCATCTTGTCACACCCTGCAATGACGGAATTGTGAAAATCCATGCTGTTGATGATGTCTATGCTTTTCTGTTTCATAGAAGCGACCTCGTTATTCATCGCATCACGTGAGCATGACACTACGATATTGCCGTTCTGTCCGAAGTCGGCTATATCCATGCCGGCAGGAAGATTTTGGAAAGTCGTGTTCTGCCCGTTGACACATACAACAACATCCACAACCATTTCCATTTGGGGCAACTGTCCCATAGGGGATGCCATAGGATATTTCGGCTTGGGAGCGGAAACGCTGACTACCGGGCCGTATTCGATAAACGGGTTAGCATCCTTATGAAGTATATATAACTGGTTATTGGTACGAAGTGATTGAAACATATTGGTTTAATTTTAATAGGGTGCCAAGAAACCCGGCACCCGTGTTAACTACTTGCTTTTGCTTGACATTGCTTCTGCCGTTGCAGCCGGAGTAGCGGTAGGTCTGTATCCGCCATTAACAAGGAACAGCTCGTTGGTGTATTTGTTATAGTGGATTTCATAAATACCGGTTCCGGCAAGGTTGGCAACCGTAATAGGCTCGTTGTTGTAAGCTAACAACGGTCTTGTATCCCCGTTGGTCCCTATCAATATAGGCAGCGTGGCAGTCGTGCCGGCAGGGATCGCCTGACGAAGATTGACATAGAACCCTCCGACATAATCCCTGTTGCGGAACGCATGGTTAGGAAGCTCCAAAGTCACATTCTCAGTACCGACTGTTACAGCCACCGTAGGAAGAGTGTTGTAATTCACTCTGCCAAGGGAGGGAAACGGGAACGGAAATCCTGTAAAAAAGTTAGGCCACATATCTACCTCCTTTCTCACCGGATTAACCCCAGTAGTTATTGCAACCGCATCCGTAACCACCACGGCCATATACAGCATCACCTGCATAAGCACCGTATGCTGCGGCACGATATGTATCCACGTTCACACCTACAATATTAGGGTATTGTACCGGGACAGTGTTAGGTAATTTACATTTTATACCATCAACATCGCTCTGCAATGCCTGCAATCCGGCTGCTAAAGGAGCGATCTGTTGTCCTACCGCACTCAGGATGGTTGCATTCTGGTTACGCTGAGAGATTTCGGCTGTCAAAGTAGCCTTTTCCGCAGTAAGAGATGCGATCTTGTCCTGCAATGCCTGATTCTGAATAGCGTCAAGTTTGGCAAGGATGGCATTCGTGTTGGCTGTCGCACCATCACGCAATGACAATGTGTTCTGGTTAGCAGTGTTGACTAATGTGTTAGTCTGGTTGCACATCGCAAGCTGGTTCTCGTATCCCTGTGTGGTTACAAGCTGTTTCATATCGCAGCAACAGCTACAGATCTGAGATGTCAGAGCGTTGTTACCTTGCATGATCGCAGTGAGGATACTGTTGGTGTTCTGGCCCATTTGGTTGCCGAGACCGCAGATAGCCTGTGATACAGAGTTAATACCGGCAAGGATTTGGTCTGATGATGTGTTCACAGCTTGTGCTAATGCTGCAATGTCGACACCGTTTCGGTTAAGTGTCTGCATGATCATTTCTCTTCCTTCGTTCGCTCCTTGGTTGTTGTTGCCACCAAATCCGAAGTTCCCGTTACCGAAGATGGCTGCAATCACAATCAATGCGATGATGTCCTGAAAGCCACCATTGTTACCGAAGAAACCACCGTTGCCGTTGCCTCCCATGAGTCCCATCAGATAACCGGTGTCAATTCCTCTGTTCTGCAGGGAGGGGAGAATGGATGCAAGCAGCCCGTTGCCTGAACCCGCTCCACCAGAAGGTTCTCCAAAAATATATGTTCGATCCATATTAAAAAAATATTATGTTCCGACCAATATTAGTCGTACTGCAAAAATATAAACATGGAACGTGTAATAGAAAAGTACTTTTCACGAATAAAAGAAGAAATCTTCTTATTATGAAGAAGTTTCACTCTGCGTAGAATAAGCATATTTCCAAATATAATTACCCGCAGTTCTTTGTTTTCCTTTGCAGTTTCGCTGTATAGTAGTTGAAGATATATTAAAAGTTTTTGCAGCTTCTGATATGCTTGAAAATTCTCTTATTAAATTCAAATTCAAATCATACTGCCTAACTGGCTTTGACAGCCTTTCAATATATTTACCTTTAAATCTTTGAATTTTATCTAATGTAGCACGTTTATGATTTATAAGAGTTAATCCATTATTATGATTCTGTTTACTTGTACACCAACGTAAGTTTTCGACTCTATTATCACTTTTTATTGTATTTATATGATCTACTTGTAAATAGCCATTAGGATTTTCAAGAAAAGATAAAGCTACAAGGCGATGAATTTTAAAATTTTTCATTTTTAAGTCTTTATGCAAGCTGACTACTAAATACCCATCACTAAGTGGGCTTGGAGTTAATATACATTCTTTCACTTTGCGATAATATATTTTACCTTTTTTGTTGTTAGCAA